TGCTGCTCTGTGATCGGCATGCGTTTCTCCAGACTAAAAAACCGCACTCGGCGGCCATTTGCTTTCAGGGAATTGGGGCTGGATCTGGTGGAGATGGCCAATCAATAGAAGCTGGAAAACCAGGCTGTTGTGTAACTCGCCCGAGGTAAATCACATATTTCTCCCACGACACCAGTTGGTCTTCCCGCACGGGAAGCTCTGCAACTTCTGCGGCCTCCGCAATGTCCAGGCGAATGGCGCTTTTGATGGTTGCTACGCGATTTGTCAGCGCCGTTCGCTGTGCGATAGCTTCGCCGGTGAGATTGGAAAGCAGTTTGGAGTTGTGTTCCAAAAGTTCGGCGTTCGTTAGCACTACAGGCAGCCACGCCTCATTTACAAAGTCCCACTTTTGACGAGAGTCTGGTGGCGTGGACGGAGCGATAATCCAATCTACGGCAGGATCGCCGCCGCAAAACATGCCCAGGTACGATCCGTCTGGTGTCATGCAAAGCTTGCAGAACGGCGTTTCTTGGTTTTCATTAATTTCGGTCATTTTTTAACCCTCAGACGAATTTGGAAGTTTGCTCCCGCTCCTGTGACGACAGATACTCCGCTGGTTGGATTGGCGATAATCATCGGGCTGGCCGCGCCCATCCGCGCAGTGACCTGCGTAGTCGTCCAATAGACGCCAGTCGGTGAGCTTGTAGAGCTAGATCCGCCATCAGCGCTGCCATGCATAGAAACTGGAAACTCCTGGCCCACGGCGTACCCGTTGCTCGCCACAATGCACTTCATTTCCAAGGTCGCCAGCTGCGGGATAACCCCCCATGGGTGATTGACCACAATCTGTCCGCCAATGCTTATATTCGTCCAGTCGGAAACCACCGTTTCATACGCATCCTTCTGCGCAAGCTTAAGCGAGGTGACAGCATCCATGTCGTTCAGTCCTGCGTTGACTAGGACCTGGGTTGCGATTTTAACGCTGCCGAGCACAGTCTCAGTAGCCTGTGAGTTTCCCGGTAACGCATCAAGCATGACGAAATCAGTTCCGTCATATACAACATCCGTCAACTGCCCCTGAATCACTGCCGAGATTTTGTTGCCACTGGAATCGTACTGCTTGAGATTCTTCGCCCCCAAGCCGGAAACGTTGATCGTGTCAGACCCTGCGCCACCTGCATGAAACTTCACCTGGAACCGCTGGTTCGCTGCATACGCAGTGATAGCAGGAGAAGGTGTTAGCGTGAATGATGGGGCGGTTCCGGCGGTGGTGAATGCGGTGCCGGTCTGTCTCTGCCTGAGTTGATTAAGGGCGTCAAAAAACTGAGAGCTTCCAACTTTGTCAACGCTCCCGTTTGGCTCCATTCCCACGGAATTCAAAAGAGATTGAAAGAAACCCTCTTTGTCGTTAGCCCAATCCTGCTCTAGGTATGAACCGTCTTTTGCGTTCGGCGCAGTTCTGTTTTTGAATGACCCCAGCGGATAATCAACGGAAGGATTATTGAATCTACCCGGATAACGCTCATTAAGCTTAAGCGACATTATGCACTCCTATAAATCCTGCAAATTCTGCATCATCGTCACCGAACTCGGAATCTATATCTCCGAACTCGACCATATTGAATCCTTCAAGAAATCCATTGAATCTAACCGCTTGAGGTTTTGGAACAAGGCCGACGCTCAATAATGCGAATCTCTCAAGGTTCGTTATCTGTCCATAGAACTCGATACTGAACGACATATCCTCGCCGTCCGTAACTCGAAGAACATCAGCCTTCGGAAGAAGAAAGTTCATCCCATCGAGTATATTTTCTATCGTTGCATCGCCGTTATTTTTTACTATTTTTGCTTTTATGACTAAGCGATAGAATTCGTCCGATAGCTGGCCGTCTTGATCAATTGTTAGCGCGCTGAACATCGCCTCATCGTTACCGAACTCATCGCCGTCTGTCAGATCGAACAGTCCTGGGTTCATCGGCATAGAGCCGACAAAGCTTCTAGGTGCTACAACTATTCGGCCTATCACGTTTAGTTGCTCTTCTACCGCCGTGTCGATGTCATAACTCTTTCGAACAGCTTCGGCGGCTGCCTCTATGCTTCCTCCAAGCTTTCTGGCTATTTCATACCAAGACACGGCCTTTGGCTTGTCTCTGTATTGCGCATAGATCCTGTCTGGAATATTCATCACGTTATCACTACGGTGATGTTGCTCTCCGTCCACCGGGACATCTCGTTATAAGCAATGACTACGTTCGCTTGTCCGCCATTCAGGCTGGAAGAAGGAATGTCGACGTAGCTGTCTCCGTATGAGCCAATAACCTTGTTGACTGGCGTGAAGATCGTGCTGAACGGCACAATCTCGCCGATATCAAAGCCGTCGATCTTGAAGCCGACGTCCGCAGGGATCAGATCGCCGGCGGCGTACTCCATCATCGCCTCCTTGATCAACTGGTCAGCATTAGGTGGCAAAGTCCCGTCATTGACCACATGGATTACGGGCAGCATGTCGACGTAAATTGGCCTGCTAGCCCTGATAATCTTTTTGTTCGACGGGTACTTCGGCGAGGTGACCTCTACCTCAAAAGGGGTCCCGGCCTGGTACAGAGGAGGCCCGGGGTTCTTCTTTAGATAGATCGCCATGGCGATATCTTCATCAGTCCCGCCGTCCGCAATAACTGCGTATGAGTGGGCTGGCAGGCCGTGAGGGTTGTCTACTGATACAGCTGCGCTTCCGGTGTCATTCTCATAGATCTTGACGCGGCGCACGCCTGGCACTGCGTACAACTCACCATAAGTTGAATCGATCTGGTTGTTGCCAGGACGCCCCACCGCCGTTGCGCGGGTTACACGCAGCTGCTCGTCCCGCGGCGCGTCTTCACCTGGTGTTGCCGGGCCTGTGTTGGTGACCGAGGCAAGGCCTGCCACGACGTCAACGATACGAGTGATGGTGTCCTCGTCGGCCTGGGTCGGCCCTACGACCGCGCAGGTTGCATTTACCGTCGCTACGCCAAGTGAGTCCGCCGTGACGGTCTGATCGGTTGTCCAGCGGCTGCCGGTGGTGATCGACTCAAAGCGGTTGCCCTTCAGAATTTCGGTGCCTGGAGTCGCCGTCAGCGTCAATTCAACACTTGATGGCGAGCCCTTTGAGCGAATGGTGCCGGTCAACGAGCAGACGATATCCAGGTCAGCGCCCTTGGCCTTGTTCGGATCTTTCGAGTTGTAGGCGCGCTGCAGAGTCTCGTCCAGGGCGTAGAAGATTTCGGAGTCATGAGCCATCTTCAAGCCATCAGGAGTAGATGGGTCAAGATTCCACAGCGGATCGATATCTACGTAGAACTGCCGCTCTTGGGCGAACCACTCGTTTTGCGTCTGTAGCACGTAGCCGGTCGAAGTCAGGCTAGCCATTCAGTGTTACCTCTTCCAGGCCGAACTCAGTGAGAATCCCAGCGGTTACGCTGTAACTGCGTGTGTTGATGTCAAAGTCAGCGGAGAAGCTGGTGAGCCTGATCACGCCAGGGGTATTGGCGATTCGCGCCCTGAGTGCGGCCTCAGCCGTCGAGAGGCTGGTGAACTTGCCCAGGATCTGCTCGTACCACGGCGTGCCATCGGTGATATCTCGGAAGTACTCGCCCAGGAACAGGCGCAGCCGGGTAAGCACGGTCTGGGCGACCTCGGACTGGCCGGAGATGAACTGCTGCCCGCGCGTCACGATGTCGCCCGTTTCTTCGTCGAGTCTGCGCGCGGTCATGGAACTGGCACTCCGCTTGTCCCTGATCCGGGTGTTACACCGCCATGGCGATGCGTATTGAGATTTATGCCGGCGGCGGTGATGACGTTGCCGTCTGGCGTGATCTTCAGTCCGTTAATCAAGAAGGTGCCGTCGGCCTGCAACTGAAAGCTGCCGGCGCCGTTCTGCATCAGGGTTGTGCCGTCGGCCAGCACGTTGAACCTGGCTACCCCGTTATCCATGGAGATGCTGTTGTCGTTCTTCAGCCAGACGAACTGGGTGCCTGCCCGGTTGCGCATACGGACGCCATTGTTCTGGAACTCCGGTAGCGCGTTCGGCTGCGAGCGGAAGCCAGGAAGGAACATGGCGTCCTGCATGCTGTGAAATCGCCCTCTCGGGTTGGTGGCTACCCCGCCGCTCTGCACCCACCCGTCAATGCAGCGCTGGGAGAACAGGATGTCGCCCTCGCAGCCTGCGTCGATCTGGTATTCGATTGCGAAGTCACCGCCAGGGAAATAGACGGGGACCTCGACGATTGGCTTCAGTGCGAAGGTAGCGTCGTTGACATCCACTCTGAGGATTCCGACCTGCACCTGTGCGCGCTGAGTCAAAGGATTGAACGTCAGAACATGCCCAGGAATTGAGGTGCACACATCCTTCATCAGCTCGCCGAAAGCATTTCGGATCAGCTTCTCGCTGCGAGCCCGGCCTTCTGTCTCGATCATTGTGTTACCTCGCTGTTTTCAGCGGTCCAGAAACAACGAAGCCCGCACTGGGCGGGCTCTTCGTCGGGGCGGATCGGTTACGCGGCGTCGAGGCCGAGAACCATCTGCAAGCGGTCGCGCATCTCGTCTACACGACTTTCAAGCGCTGGCTTCTTGCACTTCCAGTCGGCGAGGCCTTTGCCGTGCAGGCTGGCCAATTGGCGGCCATCCTCAAGCTGCTTGCAGGCCTGGTCGAAAGCCTGCCTCTCGCTCAACTCGCCCCGCAGCAAAGCATCAATGTGCAGGTCGCACCAGACGGCGAAGTCTGGAGAAATCCATCGAGCGAAAGAAACGGCCAGCTTTGGATGCAGCCAGGTTCCACCGTTTCGCCCGCGCTGGGACGAGATTAAATCCCCCTTTTTCGGGGTATTTAGATGGCGACCAAGGGCGCTTATGTATTCCTGGGTTTCTTGAGTTGCCAGCCATTTGTCCAGACGCCTGCTCTCGCGCTTGGCAATCTCAGTCGCATTGACCCACCCATCGCTGTTGAAGCGAACGGCCTGACCTTGATAGTGAAACGGAATGACGTTGCTTGCGTTCATCTGTACACCTCGCTCACCGATCAAATAGAAACGCAGCCGGGGCGGAAGGATGAGCGAACATCCGCCGTTCGGCTGTACAGGCCTAGGCTGCGTGTTGGTTTGCCTTGCGGCGGAAACAGTTTTTAGTTACCGATACTTTTTCGCGGGCATTAAAAAACCCGCCGAGGCGGGCTTGATGATTGTTTGTTTTTTAGAGCTTGCCCTTCATAACCATCTGATCGCAGACGCTGCCGCGATATTTGGCCATCGTATCAAGAGGATAGCGGCTGCTGAGGTTGCTGCGGGCAAAGTTAAAAGCATTGGTTATTCTTTTTGTTTTCGGCGCATCGCCTTCATAGAGGCCCAGTAAATCCTTGTACCTTTTGGCTTGCTCTTCTCTCGGAATCCATTTGTCATCGCTGTCCAGGCTTCCGGTGTAGCAGGCTAGAAGCACTGAAGTAAGTATGTCCTCTCTGGTTGCGACAAAACCACCAAACTCAACCTTTTCTGTAGATTCGCGACCTTTATTACCTTCAGCTCTGGCGTTCCGCCGCCTTATTTCTTCTTCTATTTTTGCCATGGATGAGGCTTTATTTTCGGCAATATACCTCTCCGCTTCCGACCTGATAATTTCGTAATTTATATCACACCGAATAAATCTTGGGCCAAAGTCATGAGTTAAGTAAACAACCTCATCCTCATGGTCATAATACATTTCGGAAGCAATAATTTTACTTGGGTTAAACTGAGCATTAACAGATACGCAGTTGCTGACATATTTAGCACCACTAGACCTAAAGCCTTCTAGGTAAGGCCCGTCCCATCTCTGGATTTCTGCTATAGGCCTGTATACAACATAGCCTTTTTTGGGGTTGTCATATGGCCGTCCCTGCGGAACATCTCTATGTGCTGCACAGCCAGTGATGACCAATGAAACGAATAGCGCTAAAAGTTTTTTCACTTGACCATCCAGGTAGCGTGGAGTCCGCGAGTTTCACAAAATGTAGCAGAAGGCCAGTGCCAAGCCAATCATGTGGCGAACTTTCGAACAGCTACCTGGCAACCTTATTCCCCTCTACGAACATCTCGTTCACGCGCGAAACTGCATCCCCTCGCGTGATGTATCCCTTCTTCTCTCTGTCTAGACCTGAATTTGCTGCGTACTCGCGCTGATAAGGGCCGGAATCTCGCTCCCACATTACATAGGTGTCGAGACGGCCAATCCCTGCGGGCCAAAGGACTGCCATATAGGTGTCCCCAAGGTTGCGCAAGCGCCCCGAATAAGGCTTGTAATATTTCTCGACCCACCCCATCTGCTCTACTGCGGACATCGTAGCTAGTCGCGCAGTGGTCGTTCCGAGGCCTATGGCGGTTTTTTCAACGAATTGAATCAGGCCCGTGGCCGTACTGCCTTTGTCGCGGTTTCTAGCGGAAGGGCTTAAAGTTTTTTTCGTCTCCCAGGCCATTACCGCCATGAGCCAGTTCGGGTCGAGGGATAGTCCTTTCGCGATAGAAATCACTTTAGCCTTGAACGGCTCATACGGATCCTCGACGCGCGCGCCCCAGATCAGCTTGCCATTCTCTGGTGTCGATATAGATCTGAGGTCCGGCTTCGTGCCCCACCGTATCCCGTCTATGTCTACCTTCCATGTGTCGCTATGCGAGTCACCCGAATACCGCAAGGCGAAGACGTTGTACTCTCCCACCGGCACCGCCTCGGGCTGCACCTTAGACAGGTACAGATTCCCCGTGTTGTAGGTGGCAAACTCGGCCTTCAGGTCGATTACGCTGCTGACCATGATCGATGGGTTGAGCTGGGCCGATACGGACACCCCTAGACCGTAGGGGCCGCGAGTTATCTCTGGTATGCCGATCATGCCGGTGAGCTGATTGATCTTGATCGCCGTCGAATTTCGCTTCATCTCCGGCTTGGTGACGTACATACGCCCCATGTGCTGGAGCCAATCGAACTTGTAGTCACGAGCCAGGTTATCCATCGCTGTAGGGATGTCGCCATCCGCCCAATACCCGCGAGCCATTGGCTGGTCGTCGGCGAACTGCTCGTTGTCGATATCGATAGGAATAGGCCATTCCCTGGCAAGTGCCCGGATGGCTTCCTCTACCCTAGCGCCCGGGCCGAGGGATACCTGGGCCGAACCACGATCAACTGCTGCCGATCCTGAGCGACAGATAAGTCGTGTGATGATTTCCGGGGCGCCCGGCTCGCGTTCGCGCAAGACGTTGGTAACGGTACCTGTGAAGATTGCATCAATGTTGTCGGTGTAGCCGGTCTTCAAGATGATGCTGGCTCCGTTTGCGATCCCCGACACCTTGTTAAGATTGTAGAGTCGAATGTCGGCATAGGACACAGAGCTGCCGGGCGACACGTCAATATTGAACTGGATTCGGAGCTGCGTGGAGCCGGATTGCAGGCTGATGTAGGGGGCGCCGTTGATATCGACAGACCAGGCTCTTGATCTCATATTTCCACCACCGGGGGAATCCAGACAAGGAAGTTATCGACGCCCAGGTTGTCCAGCGTCACGTCTTTACCGGTGAAGACCAGTTGACCGATACCGGCCTGATAGCTCTGGATAACATCGCTACCAGGCTCTAGCATAACGCCAGACGCGAGCGTCACGCCGCCCCGGATCAGGTTCATGGACCAGGCCGGCGCGTCTAGGTATGAGACGAAATCAACTTGAAAGGAAATCAGGTTGTCGCCGAGCTGAACGCTGAATCGCTGGTGAGCGTTATCCACACCAGAAGCTAAAGGGATTGTGACCATCAGACTATTCCATCAAGTATTCCGTTAACAGCATTGGTCACACTGGCGCTCGCCTCCTTGGCAATCATCTGACCCTTATTGACGGCCCTTGTGAGCGCGCTCTGAGATGGATCGTCATTTCTCAGTTGATACGACCACCTCTCGTCACCAGCAGCAATCCTGTGCAGCTCAATGACCTCCTGCATCTCCACAACGAACTCAAGACCGCCCTCGTTGCGAGGCTCCTTTGTTCTGGAGATTCGCGTGATAGCCATGTTCTTCAGCAGGATGTCGCCGGCGTCGATGTCGAACGGGTCATACGAACTCATCAGCCAGATGAGAAAGTCCAGGGTGGTGCTTGCTCGCGTCTCGTCACTACCTGCCAGCCAGCCAGCCGAGAGGCCGGCCACCGTGGACACGATGGGGTTGTCGGTCAGATTGGAAAGCGCGCCGCCCAGGAAGTCCGTCAGCTGAACCTTGACCGGGTTATTGCTGATTGCCCCGGTCATGGTCCACTTGAACGGGTTGAAGATGCGGTGATCAGCTACCCGTACCCCGCTCTCAATCGGGAATGTCGTGATGGAAACGCTGGCTTCAAACGTGTCCTCAAGCACGGCGTCAAACGCATACCCGGCAATCGTCGGGGCCTTCCTGGTGAATATGTTGATGATGCTCAAGGCTAGCGCTCCGTGGTTGGCTTGAAGTCCTCGGAGGCCTCGTAGTTCTGGCGCTCGTTGACTTGGACGATCCGCGCATCAAGCTTTTGCCCGTCGAGTTCGAAGGTGAAATTCTGGGTATTGCTGACCTTGAATTTCGCCTCCTGCATCGCCCTGACCAGGGCATCGATGTTTTGAGATGGCACTTCCTTGTAACCGTCAGATACGCCGGCCTGTGGTGGAAGGCTGTCAGCAGCAGATCTTCCGCCGGTGGATGGGGTATCGGGCCGCGACTCTTTGTTGAACACCAAGTCCGAAAAATCAACCAGAGAGCCAAGCCCGATGCTTCTCGCCCCGCGGTCGACAGAGTCGCTAAAGCCCCTATACCCTTCGTAGCTTTCAAGCTTGTCGAAAACGGAGTCAGTAGCCATATACGACCCGGAAGCTATAAGTCCAGGCATGCCCGCCTTTGTCGCAACCGAGCCTACGCTGCCAAGCCCAAGGTATGAGAGAACCGATCCAAGGGTGATAGCGGCCGCGCTTGCACCAAAGGCACCTGCTGCTGGGTTTTCAGCCGCGTAATCAATTGTCTTGCTGATCTCTTCGCGGTGCTCTTCGAGAAACTTTCCCATCCACTCACTTGCGCCGATTAGCCTAGGAAGAAACTTTTCAGTCAGCTCGCTGTTCATTTTCCCGAACTGAAGGCCTAGAGCTGCGTTGCTATCAGCAAGCCTGCGGGCGCTATCACTCATCTGATCTATGGAACCGGCCAACTTATCAGCTCTCTCCATCGTGGCATCAAGCTTTTCCGTTCCTTCTATAAGTGTCCGGAATGAATAATCATCGGCTCCGATAGAGCTCTGAGCGGTGGCGCGCTCACCCTCGCTTCGCCCTGGTAACTGGCGCGAAATCTCCCTCAGAAGATCCATGCCTGTTCCGCCGTTTTGGGCGTCGTGGAATATTTTTCGCGTGTCAAAATGCGCTAAATTCAGACGCTCCATAGAGCCATCTGTGCCGGTCTGCTTGATGTTGTTCTGTATTTCTTCGGCCCTTTTTAGAAGGTCGATACCCTCCTGAGCCTCGCCCCCCATCAGCTTTACTGCATTGCCGAAGTTGAACCGAGTGGCGAATGAGGTTCTCAGGTTTTGTCCAGATGCCGCCAACCGATCAATCTGGTTGGCAGTGCTGGTGATTGCTGCGGCGCCAGCACCAAATGCGCCGATGATCGCGCCAATGCCCAGCGCGCTCGACTTAACACCTTGCAGGCTGGACTGGATCTTTTTGTCGCCCGCCTCAAGAGCCCTAGTGTCCCAGCCGATGCCGATCAGGAACGACTTCAGTACTTTGCTAGCCATTCTTTGCAGCCTCGTATTGGTCCCACAGTTCGTCCATGGCCTGGTTAAAGCGCTCGACGCTGGCTAGGGAGTGGGTTCCGTCTTCAAGTTGCGCCCAGGTGCACAGCGGAGGGCACACACCAACAATCCCGACACATGGGCGCATCAGGAACCAATTTACTGCGCTGCGCTTACCGCCTCGTCCTGCCGAGCGCCTTTTTCGCCGCTTGGCAGCCAGTCGAAAAAATCGGAGAGATTCCAGCGCAGAAGTTCGGCCAGTAGCTGATTGTACTGCACCATCCTGCCGCCGAAGTCAGCGACAGTTACCGGGCGGTCTGTGCCATTGATGAGCACCTTGCTCATCAGTACTTGCGCGACTTGGCCCTTCACATCCTGGCGCATCGACATGAACATCGAGCAAAGCACCTGGTCATCGACCTCAATGCCGGCCTGCGCCGCCGTGGCGAATCGCTCCAGCACAGCACCGGACAGAAGGGACATCAGGCGGTCTTGATCGACGGCGCTGGCCATGGCGGCGTTGTACTGCACGCCGCCAATGGTGAATGGTTTCACGCTCATCTATCAGCCCCTTGTCGCTTCCCAGACATTGAAGTGCATCGTGAACTGATCGTCCGTGATGGTTGAGCCGGCCCGGCCGCGCTGGCCGTCGTTCGCAATCACGCCTTCAGAGCCCAGGGCTGTTTCAAGCGTGCCTATTTGGGTGTAGGTCAGCGTGATATTGGCTTTCGAGTTGTACAGTCCCTGCACGTATGCGGAGTCCGACGAGCCCGGGTTGAGGTAGATGTTCACCTCGCGTCCCGGGTTTTGGCGATCGAGGCGGCATGCGTTGCCGCCTTGCCCGCGACGAAGCTGGGTTGCGGCATCGATCGGCGCATCCGTGTATGGGGTAGCAGTTTCGCCCCAATCCTGGATCTGTCGGCCGTTGATGGTGACGACTGTCTTGTTGTTCGAGAAATCACTCAGGCTCATGGGTCACCTATCAATAAACGTCGAGGTCAACGTCAACAATGTGGATGGCGCCGGCGCGGAACAGGCGGATGCGCAGTGGCGCGGATTTGCGGGCATCGCGATCGGCGTCTGACAAGTCGAGGATGTCCTCGGGCTTGGTCAGAATCTCGAAGCCAGTGGTGTACTTCTCGAGACCGTCGTCCGGATCGATGTAGTTGCGCGGCCCAAGGTAGCCGTTGTTGATGAACTGCTGCATGGTCGCCCGGGCAGTGCCAATCAGCACCGCCTGGCCAACGGGCGTCTGCGCCAACTTGGTTGTCTGGTTCGCGGTCACGTTGTAGAGCGAAGTGGTCAGGAAGTTCACGCACGCGTCGAGGTTGACCACATCATCGATGAACTCCCCGTATGTACTGTGCGTCAGGGTGTTCAGCCAACGACCGGAGTCGGTCGAACCCTGGTTGTCCACCACGGTGTAGAAGACAGCCTTTTTCTTGTCGCTCTGCATCGCGGTATAAGCAGTGCCGGTCAGCGATTCCGCAGGGACGCCCGGCGACTTCTTGAATTCACCGGTGATCGTCGATCGGTCGGCGCTGTAGTTCACCGCGGCGAAGTGCTTGGCCAGGGCCGAGCCGGAGTATGGGTCAGTCGCGTGCGCAGCCGTGTACACGTGACGGAAGCCAGAGGCGGTCAACTGAGTGGCGATATCGTCAACGTCCGCCGGGTCTCGAATCTCTGTAGCCGATGCGCCGGTCTGGTTGTCGATGAACATGCTTGTGTTGTCTTCGCACCACTGTGCGATAGCCAGCACATCCGCCTTTACGGCCAGAATCGGAGCGGTCCACATGGTCCAGTACCACCAGAGGATATTGCGGGCCTTATTGAGAGTCGCGGCGCGAGTCAGGTCGGCATCAGCAACGCCCCACACCTTCAGCTCGCGAGTAGCTGGAGTGCCGCCAAGCCAGCGCTGGGCTGCCTTATAGGTCTCGGTGGTGTCCGCAAAGTCTTCAGACAGCGCCACCAGGGAGAAGTAGGTCCGATACGTGTCCACGGCAAAGCCGACGGGCAGTTCGTCTTCAGGGGCGAACAGCATGGCGCTGGCAAAGTTCGCATTGCCCAGGCCTGCCGGGCTGATCCGGGCATTAATCCGGATGATGTTGGTAGCTGGATAGCTCACTGTGCTAGCTCCAATTGGTTATGAGGGGTCGACTTCGACGGTGAAGGTCTGGAGGACCTGCGCTTTTTCGTTCTCGAGCGCCACTTCCACGCTCAGGATGTTGTTGATCTCGGAAATGCTGATCGCCTCGTACATCAGGCGAAGGGTGATCTGTGATCGCTGCTCGAAGTTGGCCGATTGCAGGCTGGTGAGATTGTTTACGCCGTCGGCACTGTTCCAGCCGATTTTGGCCTTGAACAGCATGATGCTGATGTCGGGCCGCTTGTTGGCCTGCTTCAGCCGCTCGGCGTACATCAGGGCCTCGCCGCGGTAAAAGTTGATGCTTGCCGAACACATGATCTGTGCGCGCACTTCGGTTTCAACCAAATCGCCAAGGATGTCCCTAGTAGTGACGTTGGCCTGGCCGCGCTCACCGATGTACTGCCGCGGCGTGATCGTCGCGTATGCGCCCTTCGGCGCTGGCATGCTGTCAGGGCCGGCTTGGTCGGCCAGGATGCACTCAGGAACCCCAGTCGCCAGCATCACGATCGGTCTCAGCTTTGCGAAGAATTCTTGATTGGTCATGCCGGGCCGCCTGACTGGTCGTCAATGCGCATGACTAGGACCTTGCAGTAGTCGCGCCAGTAGCGGTTGTCGCACTTGACGGCCTTCCACTGCTGGCCGAGAAACGTCCATGTGCCAGTCTGGTCGATCAACTGCATCTCGCCGTCATTGATGTAGATGCGGCGCACATCGGTAATTCGCTCGCCGCCCTGACGGATGAAATCCACTTCGCGGTCGCTGGCCTGCTGGATGTTGACGGTGTAGTTCTTGGTATCGGTCGCGCCTGGAACCCAGATGCCCTCAACCCACTGCCCAGCGACGGCGACAGTGCGCGATGCCGGAACACTGACGAACGTATCGTCTACGTGACCGGCCATGCTCAGCGTGCTGCTCATTCCAGGCCCTCCGTTACTGGTCCGACTGAGACCTTGTGCGTGACCGACTGGCGCAAATGACCATCTGCGATAAGCGGGTTGGAACTACCTTTCTTACGGATGGTTGAGGCCGCGTTGGGCGGGCTCTTCAGTTCGGTCATGTAGACCTTCACCGCGGCCGCCGCCACGACGCCGACAGCCTCAAGGATTTGATCCATCGACTGGCCGGCCTCCATGCCTTCTTGGATGGTCAGCAGCACCTCAGGCGTGGCGCTCGCGACACCGGGCTCAAGCCATGGCCGAGCCGGGATATCGATCGTGTGCGCCTGCGTTACACCCAACTGCATGTAGCCACTGCCAGTTTTGAGGAAGCGAACCTCATCGCGATCGGCTGCGGCCTTGCTGGCGTATCCGTACGACGTGCCGCCCGGGTGCTTGACCTCGGCACCGAACTCATGTGTAGCGCCCAGGCCGGCCATGGTGATGTCGCCCGACTCGACGTTGCCGGCTTCCTCATGGATGCCGACGGTGACCACCTTGTCCGACCTCAGCACCGCCAACTCCTTGGACAGCTCGTCTTGCAGTTCCTGGAAGCCCTGGATGTCGAGGGTGATCATGATTGAATCGCTCCAGCAACCAAGCCAAACCCCATTGCCATGGCGAAAATCACTGCTACCACGAGCAAAACATTGAGCCACTCTGCCCATATGTTTTTCCTTCCCCTGTAGCCTGGGTGACGCCTGTTAGATCCCATATCAAACCGCCTTGGCACCCATGCCCACGCGACGGCGCAGTCGCAGGAACTGAACGCCGTAGTTGGTGAGAGACAACCAGTCGTTTTCGGTTTCCTGAATGGCGCCGACCCGGTATGTCACTGACTCATCGCCAATCGACTTGGCAGCCACGTTGAGGCGTGCGGTCGACGGGATATTTGTCGGGTCAGTGGCGCCAAGACCGGTCGGGTACGTGACCGACAGCCAGTGCGCAGCGAAGTAGTACAGCCCGCGGCGCTTGAGGTTGTGGCATTCATCCTCGTAGGCGCCCCAGCGGCTGCTCCCGGTTTCGCAGTCAGCCTCGCACAGGGACTCCTGCACCACGGCGTCTGGCCACTTTGTCGTGTCCGTGAACGCGAGCTGAACCGCCCGGAACGAGTCGACAATTTCCGGTGTAATTTGCATGCGTTCACCTTGAATGAGTGGGCGCCAGGCGCCCGGGTGTTACAAGGCAGGCTGAGCCTTGGCGATTTCTTTGCGCAGGCGAGCCTCTTTCCACACTGGGTTCACCTCGATGCCGAGGGAGACAGCCTCTTCGCGCAACTGAGTGATGACTTCGTCGCTGCCGTCATCTTCGCTGTCCAGCTCATCCTCACCGACGCGACGCAGGTCGCCGTTCTTCAGCAGCGCCTTGACGAAATCGATCTTCGCCACGGAGTCCGGAACCTCGACCGCTGGATTTTCCCCCGGCAGGATCGGGTAGCTGGTCTCTTTCTCGCCAACCAGGTGGTTGATGGTGATCAGTCGTGCCGCTTCGTTTTTCAGGAACATGTCGAATCCTCGCCCGGAATAACTGACCGCCGCCCCGGGCAAGGCGGAGGCGATCAGATATCGGCTGGTTAGAACTGGTCGCGGTACGCGCCAGAGAACGGATAGCGGAATTCAACGCCGCTGATCTTGTACTCACACGGCACGTTGACCTTGAGGTTCCACATCTGCGGAGCCAGGGAGCGCCACGGGATCGGCACCTGCATGCCCAGGTTCTCGTCGTTCAGCTCGTAAGCGACGATACGGTCCTTGTTGCCGTTGGACACGCCGGCAGCGGCCAGCTGGGCAGCGGACAGTTGCAGGCGGCTGAAGATGTTGATCGGGCGACCGGTCAGCGCGGTGTACTGGTTGTTGGTGCGGAAGTACTCGAGCATCGTCTTATCGGTGATGGTGCCCATCCGCTTGTTCGAAATGAATGCGAAGCGGGCGGCATCCAGGATGATCGTGTCGAACAGGTGAACAGTTGCCGAGTTGAGGTAACCATCAACCAGGATCTTGTTCAGGTCGGCGACGATCTGGTCACCGGTGGTGGCTGCGTTGTACCAGTCCAGGGTGGAGTTCGACAGCGCCAGGTTTGGGTTGTTGAACAGGCCGGTCATGCCGCGCGCGGCGTCGCCGAAGTAAGCCACACGTTGGGTGTGCTCCTGGGCGCCACGGAAGGCCAGTTTCGCCTTGGTGGTGTCCAGCGGGATGCGCAGCTGTTGCGATTTGCGCAGCTCGTCCAGGCTGTAGCTGTACTTGTTGCCAGCGTAGCCGATCGGCACGGTCGACTTGTTGGCGTTCAGCGTCACATCCGGCAGGTCGTCAGCGCTGGCGCCGATGAACTTGCCGAGGGTCACGCCGTCGTAGCTGATGTAGTCCCACTGATCGACCCACTCCGGCAGAGAGGTATCGACCGGGATCAGCTCCATGTAGTTGATCGCGGCGTACTTGGCCTCGTAGATACGAGATTCAAGGCTCGCCAGTTGGCTGATGTAGAAGGCCAGGCCGTCATCGAGGGTCGGCAGACCGTCGTTGAAGGTCACTTGGTACGCATCGCGGCCGATCTGGTGCGCGATAGCGGCATCGATGGCTACGACGATTTTATTAAGCTGAGTCATGTCGATTAGCCCCCGACCTTCAGAGAAATTTTAGCCAGTGCGCCGGCGCCGGCAGTACTGACCCATTTGGCGTTCGGGATCAGCACTGCCAGAGTGGCGGCAGCGCCGACCACGTTGGAGAACTGGCCCTGGTTGGTGCCGGTGCCGTCGCCGACCACCAGGTAAACCGGGTCATCCTTGACGACTGCTACGCGGGCGGTTACCCAGATAGGCGCCATGGTCTCGACGGTCATGTCGCGCTTGGCGACCGCGCCGAATACGTCGGTAGTGGTGTAGGCGCGGTTCAGTTCGCGCTTCACGACGCCGATGAATTGGGCGGCGGTCGAAGCGGCTACCGGCAGCTTGGCGCCGTCGTCACCGTCAGTGACCACACCCAGGCCGTAGGCGATGTTGACGGTGCCCTTGTTGACCTTGGAGACGCCGTTGGACACTTCGCCATCAGCGACCATGCCCGCGTACGCGACGCCGTGGTTGATTGCGTTACCACCTTGAACTGGCATGGTTAGGCTCCTTTCTGTTTGTGGGCGGACGACAAGCTTTTCTTGTGCGCCTGGTACGGGGTCGGTGCGGCATCAGCGGTAGCGGCCGTGGTCGCGCCGTCCTTGGCCAGCTGGAGGAACTGAGTGAACAGCGCGGAGGTGTCAGCGGTCGGCGGCTTGGGCTTTTTATTGCCCTTCTCGTCCTTGTCGTCTTCTTCGTCATCATCCTTCTCGGACTCAGTGTCGAAGGCTGCTTCAACGTAGCCGGAGGACTTGTCCGACCAGTCACGCTTCGGCAAGGCAACGGCCAGGGCGGCGCGCTTGATCTCGATCACGTCGAGGCTGTCGCAGGTGAACTCATCGCCGGCGACCTTTCGGGCCAGGGCATGAGCGCTGGAGATAGCGGTGACGCGAGCCTTGATAGCCTCGTCGCTCGAAGCCTTGACCGCCTCGCCGAGCTTCTCGGTGGCAGAGTCAGCGGCAGCCTGGGCCTTATCAGCCTTGGTTTCCGCATCAGTGGCACGCTTCAGCAATCGGTCGAACGAGTCGGCGACCACTTGGGCGTTCGCAGGATCAGCAACATCAACGCTGCGCCCGCTATCGGTGGTGATAAGTACAGGCATTGTGTTGCCTCCTGGGTTTTGATCGAAAATACGGGCAATTGAGCCCGCCCTTGCTCTTTCTACAATCGCGACGTGGTTGATTTTGATGTCGCGCTGGATGTAGTCGTATGCCTGGCCATCATCAGTAACCCCTGGGGTTTCGTCGTAGATGGCGGTGTAGCCGGCGGATAGCTCGCACTTGCCGCCCAAGATTTCATCGATGGTCTTCTGGTCTTTGACGATCAGGTCGCAGACAACAAAGTCGCCATCTCGACGCCCGGGGCCGCGCACCACTCCAACCGCCACGCCCTTGTAGGTAAGCGCCGTGACCAACAAGGGCGGATGGGGACTTGTGATGTCGGAGGCGTCGTAGGTATTGAGTGAGGCTTCGTTGAACACCTCTTCCTCGGGGCGATACACGCGAACAACCCTCATTGGGTCGCCATCGAGGCCAAGCTCGCGAGCCAGGTACTCCTGAATCCCGGTACGGGCTACCCGGCCCGGCACCTTGAGAAACCCCTCGTCGGTGTACTCTCGCTGGGTGATGCGATACCCAGCCCGGTCGAAAACCGTGCACTTCATGTTGCGGCCTCGCGGATTGGATGAATTAGCGGTAGACGCCCGGCGCCGTGCGGCCTGCGTCTTGGTTTGCCTTGACCTCGCGGGCGCTCACCGGTCTGGGTATGCAGCGGCACCCATAATCCGATCCCGGCTTTATGGGCGTGCCTTTCGGGCCTAGCGGCAGGTTGTCCCAGCGATACACGCCCACGCCATAAGCAGTAACCCTCGTGGCAAGCTCGTGATGCCAGTGCCTGACTCGCTCATCATCTGAGTCTTGCCAGCCGAAATATTCGAAGCCAGCGCCTCTCTGTTGCTTTTCGGCCAGATCACCTTGAATCTTTCCTGCCTGATCCCTGGCAATAAATCTAGCGCGGCGCTGGGTAACGCCGAACTGCTCCTGCAACGCCTTCTCGATATATCCAGGCCGCATGCCGGAGCGCATGTTCGCCATCACCAGCGTCTGCACCTCTTCCAGGTACTTGGAGGGGATGGATTTGATCAACTGGGCGTTCTGCTGTGCCGAGGCGTGCAGGTAGTCTTGAAGCTTGGTGTTGCCGCTGTACACGTCGATGCCGGCTGACTTCTTCAGGTCGCGCTCGGACTTCTTGAGCGATGCCTGAACGAACTCACCAGCAATGCGTGCGCCAGCAGCCTGCACCGTCGGCGACGACCAGCGGCTCACCAGCGTGGATATCGCGTTGAGGATCAGGTCAGACCAGGCATCAGTGGTGACCACCGCGTCCTGCGTGTACTCCGGCGCAAGTTGGCGAACCAGCGGCATGACCTCCTTGCTGATCGACGCCTTGACCTGCTTCACCAGCCGCTGCAGCTTGGCGTTGTACTGGATGCCGATCATGTCCATGGTTATTCAACCTTGTCGTCGTCATCCACCGGATCATTGAACATGGTCAGGTCCTCATCAGCCTCCAGCGCTTCGATCTTCTCGTCGTCGAACTGGTAGAGCTCTTCGGCCTGCAGGCGGCGCTGGATCTGGCTTGTGGTGACGATGGCGGCGTCCTTGTACAGGATGTCGGTCTCGGCCTTGGCCTTGTTCGCCGTGGCGATCTCTACCGCGTCAGGCTGCTGGAATGGGTTCCAGGCGTAGTTAAAGTCATCCAGCCACTGGCCCGTTGCCGAGCGAACCAGCACCTCGTCTAGCTGACGAAGGCCCGGATCAATCTGCGTCAACCGCTTTGAGGAAAGCGAGTTGAAGTAGTTGTTCATGTCGCCCGCGCCAGTATCGCCAAGCCCTTTTGATGCAGTGCCGAACAGTCTGGTGAGCGGGATGTCCGCCGCACCACTGATCCACGTCATGAGCAGGTCAAGCACAGGCGCTACCCCGGACAGGTCCAGGGTCTTGCGGTCATAGGTCTCTTGACCATCCAGCAATGCAAGGTTGATCGATGATTTCATCATGCTGAACAAGGCGTACCGCGCCGTGATGGCGTCATCCTGATCGCTTGCCAACTCATCAGAGAGGCCTTCGCGCTTGATGATGTCGACGTTTGCTTCCTGCATCAGCTCGGCGATGCCGTCCTTGCTGGCTACGATGTCCATCACGTCGTCGAGGCACTTGCGTAGCTCTGAGTCACCCCAGCCCTGCGTCTGTGCGCGCTGGCGGCGCGGAAGCTTGGCTCCAGCGAACCGGGCGAAGTGCGTCCAGTGAATCTGCTGGGCGCCAGCGGAAATGGTGTAGAAGTCTGGCTGCAAGTAGTTGGCGGCCAGGATGTTGGTCTGGTTGAGATTCATCGCCGTCATGTCGAATCGATCGATGACCAACAGGCGGTACAGGTCGCCCTTCTTGATCTTCTCCGGCTTGAGCGGCTTGGTCAGGTCCTGGTTGGTCAGCATGAGGATGCCAGCGCCACCGTAAAGTCGCGCCCAGCTTGTCGCCTCACTCACCATGGCCGGCAGTTGCAGGCGGTCTTCCTCGGCCCGGATCACGTCCGCGTCATCGCATTTGAGGGTGCGCCACTCGCGAGTCATGTCCTCGGCTGGGTAGTCCACGATTGCACGCGCAAGCCAGCTCGTTTGATAGGCCGCGTCAAGCTGCTGGAAGTCGTTCAGGAATCCGTACTGGAACTGGTTGTGTGAGCGCTTAGCCTTCTGCGTGCCCAGGCCGGACACGACGTTCACCAGGCCATCAGTCGAAGACTTGATCTGCGCCTCGTACTTCTGAGCGGCCCGCACAAGGGCCTTGCCCAGCTTTTTGTCTGCTGGCACTAAGCCCTTCTTGCTCATGGGGTCACCGATTTGTTTAGAGGAGGTCGCGGATTGGTCTCGAATTGGCTACCAGGTGCGGACATGCGCCCATCACGAACGCATCAGCCAGGTTGGGGGACGCGACACTGCGTCGGGCCAGCTCATCCTTGGTCTCGACCATATCCAGCCCGCGCTTGCTATAGCGCTTACGTGGCGTGGACAGCTCGAGCTTGAGTTGCTCGATCTTTCGCAGATCGCCGGAAATGCTGATCAGGTCGGACGCTTTGAACTTTTGTCCCTTGGTGACCGCGTTGAACGTGTTACGCATGCGGTCGGCCACGTCCTGCCAGGCTTGGGCCTTTAGGTTCTCGAACTTGTCCTTGTTCTTGATCTTCGGCGCGTATTCCTTTTCAGGATTGACGATAGCGCCAGCGGCGTTGAACTTGAAGTACCCGCCATGAATACGTGCTGCCTTCAGGGTGGAACCCACGTGAGCACCGTTGCCAATGCTGTCGTAGATCAGTCGCCCGCCGCGCACGTGAGACCACGCACGCATGGCTGACTCGTTCAGCTCGTCTTCGCCAGCCTTCCAGTCGTCCATTTCAAAGCAGATCGCCCCGTCAAACAGGGCGCAGGCGTTGCTGTCATCACCACTGTCCGCTACGTCATAACCAACCGCCTTCGCCCCGGACAAGCTCATACCCAGCTTCAGGTGTGCGTTAACGCATGCCTCCACCCAGGAGAACTTAATTACCGCCGCATCGTCGTTGGTGCGGGGCTGGCCGAGGTAGATGTGGTTGTACGACTCCTCATCCGCCTCCTTGAGTCGCTCAGCCTTGGAGCGCGCAGTGTCGGAGAGGAACGGGTTGTCGGCGTAGTTGATGTGCTTGATGACGCAATCGTCGCCCAGCAGTTTTGGTAGCTTGGCCTGAACGAAATCCGTCATCAGGTCCGGGTTCCACAGAATCCAGATCTCTGAACCCTGCTTCCGTATCGTCGGGTCGATGACTTTCCACTGATCTTCGGTGAGGCCTTCGCCTTCCTCGATCCAGCAGATGTCAACGCCTTCCGTACCCTTGATGTCGTTCAGGTTGCGGGCGATGCCGTAGAACAGGAACTCCGAGCCGGTCTTGCGGTGCTTGATCGACGACACGCCGATGTCAAACTCGTCCGACCAACCTGCTTGCTCAATCTTTTCCTTGATGACCGTATACACCGAGTCGGCGATTCGGTTCTGGAACTGGCGAATGCAGAGAAACTTCACCGTATAGTTGCGAGCCAGGAAGGCAGCCATGCCGCCCGCGTCTTGGGTCTTTGATGAGAACCGCCCACCCTTCAGAAGCTTGTACGGCTTCCTGATCCGCCAGAACTCACGAAGGTTCGGGTTAAGCTGGTACATCGCCGGTGTAGAAGTCGTCCAGCGACTTCCCTTTGGGGCTCATGCTGCCGTCGCTGCTGGTGTGGTCGTGCTTCTGTGCCGACTCCCAGCCTTGCATCCTGGCTAGCTGCTGAATCGCGCTCAGGCGGTCATACATCTCGATCTTTGGCCCGAACTTGGTCATGGTCACCGACTTGATGGTGGCCGATGCCATGTCGTGGATCTCGTCGCTATCCTTCATCCGCCAGATGGTTTCACTGATGGGTCCGTCAGGACCATCAACCTCATGCTGGTCAAACTCAAGGATATCGGTAATAGATGTCTCGGCAATCAGGCTGAGACGCTCCAGGGCTCTCTGGCGGGTCATAACCGAATCAGTGACAGCCGACTGATTGAGCTCTGCAAGCCTTACCGTCAACTTACCGTTGGAGAGCAATTCGCTCGCCTTCACGTTGATGGTGGCCGGCTTCATGTTCTTGGCAGCGTATACCTGCCTGTAGGCCTCACTGGCGTTACCCGTCTTCAGGTAGGCCAGGCAGAAGGCCTCCTGCTTCGGGGTCAATGCCATTTTCTTTAGTCCTGCGTAGCTGGCTTGGTGATCAGGTAATCGAACTCGGCGAAGATGGCTACATTCTGGCCGTCGGCATCTTCGATATGCAGCACGCCACAATCGACATATGCACGCACCCCTTTCACCGTTTCAACTCGGTTACCGCCATCTACCGAAACTTCAAAAACCTTTTCCATGCTGAATCTCCGTGCCACATTTTTCGAATGCGCCAAATCGTGGCGCGGTTATTACTGATCGCGACTCGGCAGCTTGAGATCAGTAACCCTGTCAGCGATGTTGCGGATCTTCTCTACGCCGAGGAAGCCCACCCAGCCGCCAGCGAATGTAGCCATGCTCTGGGGTAGGCCGAAGAAGTCCAGACCGCTGATGATTGTCAGCGTTAGACCACCGCAGATCGCACCCTCTACGATCATCTGGCGTCGAGTGCCGCCACCATAGGTGATGCGCAGAACTGCCATTGCACACGACAATGCTGCTGCGTATAGCACTGGCGAGTGCTGGCTTAACCACGCAAGCAGGATGGCCCAGGTGTCTGGTTTGTCTGGCATGTTGGACATCTCGGTTCCTCCCCGTCAGGGAGTTGAGGTATTTAAAAGGGCCTCAATAGGGCGAGGCCAAGATGCAGCAAGGAGCATCTGGATATGGTTGCGAGGGATGGATTCGAACCACCGACCTCCGGGTTATGAGCCCGACGAGCTGACCGCTGCTCTACCACGCAAAATCAAGAAATAAAAACCCGGAGCAGTCTCCGGGTTCAGGGTTTCGTGTGCGTTTCGCGTTACTTGTGCACTATGAGAAATTTACCTCAAAAAACCCAACATGGCAATAACTTTATGCCGCATGATCTTCTTTTTCTGCGTGAATGACCTGCCACACTGGTTGCTGTACACGGACATCCACTTCTTCAATTGCATCCCGCAGGAAATTCCACGCCTCTTTCCAGTCCCGATCCCAGACCTTTGGCTCTATGCGGACGCCGTATAGTTTGAGCATGCCATCAGCAATACGAGCAGGCCCCCACTGCGCGCCATCATGAGCCTCGATCTTGTAGGACTGTAGAGCCATTGTTACGAGGCAATGCACTTTCGCTTCCTTGGCTTCAGTTAGCGATGAAAAATCCACGCTACCCCAAATCAGCTTTTCTGCATTCAATACGTGGGACAGGGTCATGCACGGATGATAGAGATAGTGCCCGAATTGTTGTTCCTGGAAAGGAAGCGTGTCGATAGCGCGCAGCACTTTGCCGATCATTGCTAGATGCGCAGCCCTGGCGGTTGATCGACCTGGCGACGTGCGTCGAGTTTCGCTGATGCTGATGCGTTGCCCTGGCACTGAGAAGCTTGCGGCCTCTTCGCCCTTTTCACTGCCAAGCGCGGGGAACCTAGCGTCGCGCTTACCTATGCGGCCTCCCGTCTTTACCGGAGCCGATTCCGCCCGGTCAATTGCCGCAGCACTGATAGACGCGTTCGATTCGTGCTGAGCTTCGGTCCACACCTGCCTTGCGTTGATCAGTTTCATGCTGCCTGCCCCTTCTTCAATTCTCTGGTCTTTGCCCGGTATTCGGCTTTGATGGCCTTGATCTGCTCGACTGTGTACTTGCGCACGCTCTGGTCAGCTTCCAGTGCGTCGACGGCCTCCTGGCCGATTCGCGCAATCAGGCCGATCCGGTAATCCACGGCATTTCCCGAAAGGAAACGGTTGTCCTGCTTGCTCTGTGCGTGACAGTTGCGCTCATCGAAGCGCAGGTGCGGTGCGGAGCCAACGCTGCGGTAGTGGCCCGCATCTACTGCGTTTCCGCTCCAGTCCAACGGCTTGCCGCTGGAGATGCAGGAGTGTCCAGCCGCACGGTCCCGTGTGCGGATGTACTCGTTGAACACTTGCTGGGCCTCGCGCAGGTGGTCAGCCCTGCTCTTCAGCTTCTCCTTGCGGACCTTGATTTCCTTGCGCCCGATATCTGCCAGCGCTTTATTTGCCCTCGGCGCGTGCCGTGGGGCATCAATGATTGCGCAGGCCGGACTGCATACCGCCTGCCCGATGCGCGCCGGGACAAACAGAACCGCGCATGCCGCATTACGGCAGCGCTTCTGCTTCCTTTTTCCGAGACTCATCAGGCCCTCCTCCGCAACTTGGTTTCAGTGCGTCCATGACTATCTGCGTATCCGTACTGAATCTCTTTGGATTTCCTCCAGGCAACCGCGTCCAGGAAACTTGAAAAATTCTTTCTCGTTTTGCGCCCATCAGACTGTCGAATAGTTGCCACCCACCTGCTCATCGAAGCGTCCCAATGGACACCGTGAACACCGGTCCGATTGTCCTGCCTCAAAGCTGTGTTTCTAAGGTTTGTTGACTGGCTGCAGGCCCTGAGATTGGCCCAGCGGTTATCAGCAGGGTCTCCGTTTATGTGGTCAACCACACCAGCAGGACGCGATCCGGTCATCAGCACGAAAGCCAGGATGTGTGCTTTGAATTGTCTTGACCCAATCTTTATGCGCGAGTAGCCGTAGCTATCAGATGAGCCGGCGACTGACCCTTTTTGCATCCGTCCAGCGCTAGTTTTCCTGATGAATACGCCGGTTTCAGGGTCGTACGAGACGGCGGCCTGGATACCCGCGATATCCACAGTTGACGGGATCGTCATAAAGCCTCCTTGGCTTTCTGCAGCTCATGGGCGAAGTCGCCGCGAAGTGGCATCAACCACTTTTCCCAAACGATGGCCTTATCGTCACTCACGACCCACACAGGATCGCCGCCATCCTGCTCATAGACGCCAGGGTCCATTGGGTCTTTTCGGTCAACCGGCCCCACAAGGTGACGACTTACCAGCTCTACGCATGTGCCGATCACTGGAGGAAAGGTGTGATTTATCACCAGCGCCAGATCGCCCGGCTTGAAGTTATGATTCATGCGTAGCTCCCGATCTGATCAGCAGCACTCAATGCCGCCTCTTCCGATTCAAAGTGGGCAGACAGGACCAGCCGCCAGCAAGCGTTGAACACGTCTCGATAAAGAGGCTCGAAAGCGGTGTCATCCATCGCAGACCAACTAATCGACTTGGCCTCCTTGCGCACGCCGTCGGGAGTGCGCACCAGGTGGAAGTGCCCAGCCTCGATAGTCACCCACTCGCGAAATGCCTCGCGGGACTTGTCTACCGCAGGAAATCGCTCGGCTCGAGCCGACTCAAGACCTTCGATGTATGCAGCAACGGCGTTCGAGAGCTGTCCCGGCTTTCCGCTCTGCGCCTCGAAGAACTTAGCTAGGCCTTGAATGCCGCGCATTTCCTGGCGCGGCACCAACCCGCCGACCGGCTCCCAGTACTCCCAGGCCAGATCCAACAT